ATGTACCTTGGTACACCACAGACTACCTTTACCATTTACCGTAAGCTAGCTGAACGTAACTACCGTCCCTTTGTGTGGCCATCTCGTTACCCACGCAAAGACAAACTCTCTCAGTATGAAAGCCTCCTAGCTCCACAAATCCTAGAAGACATAGATAATGGTGTTGAGGAGTGGACACCAACAGATCCAGATCGTTTTACTAGTGAAGATCTAGTAGAGCGTGAAGCTGCTATGGGTCGCAGTAACTTCATGCTACAGTTCCAATTAGATACGGCACTTAGTGATGCAGAAAAGTTCCCACTTAAGTTCTCAGATCTCATCGTTACCTCTGTTAACCCGACTCAAGCGCCGGATGCTGTTGTGTGGTGCAGTGACCCTCGTAATACTCTCAAGGATCTGCCTACAGTTGGCCTACCAGGTGATTACTTCTACTCCCCGATGCAGCTACAAGGGGAATGGGGTCCGTACACAGAAACGATCTGCTCAGTAGACCCCTCAGGTAGGGGTACTGATGAAACAGCAGCTACATATATCTCACAAAGGAATGGATTTCTCTACGTTCACGAAGTACGAGCTTATCGCGACGGTTATAGCGACAATACACTTCTTGACATCTTGCGTGGGTGTAAGCGGTACAATGTTACTAAATTACTCATCGAAACAAACTTCGGAGACGGTATCGTCGCAGAGCTCTTTAAGAAGCACCTGCAACAAACTAAACAAGCAATAGATGTAGAGGAAGTACGGGCTAATGTACGTAAAGAAGATCGTATCATTGATGCCCTAGAACCAGTTATGAACCAACATAGACTTATCGTAGATAGGTCCGTAGTTGAGTGGGACTACAACTCCAATAAAGATGGTGCACCTGAGGAAAGACTCCTTTATATGCTCTTCTACCAAATGTCTAGGATGTGTCGTGAAAAAGGTGCAGTTAAACACGACGACAGATTAGACTCATTAGCTCAAGGTGTTAAATACTTCACAGATGCTATGTCTATTAGCGCCTATGAGGCTGTTAAGATGCGTAAGCAAGAGGAGTGGAGTGATATACTGGAGACCTTTATAAATGACCCAGTAGCTGCTACAAATCACCTTGTCATGGGCATGAATTTAGAGCAAAGACGCAAGGCTAGGGGTAAGACGAAAAGTTCAGTCCCCACCTGGGTTTAGGCAGATCCCACCCGTCCAGGGGGAGTGGAGGGTGGACCACTCCTCCGAAAGGGAGGAAGACATGCCTCTATCGAGACACATCTTCCTCTTTATTAATGTCCCTGGGGAAGGACATTCTGTAAGAACTACTAATCCCCAAAGACACAAACTTCCACTAACTAACTATTAAGGTTAATACTGTGAGTACTGTGAGAGGAGCGAAGCTCTCACTACTGTCACTACTGTTATTAACTCTCTCCTCATCTCCGTTAACGTATGAGTAGAACATATCGTAAGCAACCATTACGTAATCAATTCCGTCACCCTAAGACACATAATGAACGAAAACAAGTTCGTGTGTCAAATAACTATTACGATAACGAGTATTCGGTAAAAATTAGGAATCGTTATATCCCTACTGCATACGACGACATCACTGCTACCTCCATCTACCAAAACGATCACCGTTAATGACCCATACCGCCACCCAAGGTTCTACTCCACTACATTCCGTACAACTGGTACACATCACCCCTAACGCCGAAGAGCTTATAGCTTATATGGCACGTGTTAGTAACCCAGCTAATCAAAACAATACTGAGACCTCTCAACGACTCATTAGGTATCTAATCGAGCATAAGCATTGGTCTCCGTTTGAGATGGTTAACATGTGTGTCGAGATTAACACCACACGTAGTATAGCTGCTCAGATCCTACGTCATAGGTCATTTAGCTTCCAGGAGTTCTCCCAAAGATACGCTGAGGTAATGGGTAGTGGGGTAGTACCGAACCTTCGTAGACAAGATACTAAGAATCGACAGAATAGTATTGATGACTTTACCTTGGATTTCCAAGACATAATGGATGAAGCAATAACTGAGCACTTTAATGATGCAATTGACTTGTATAAAAGTCTGCTTGAAGCTGGTGTAGCCAAGGAATGCGCTAGGGATGTTTTACCACTAGCTACTCCTACTCGACTGTACATGAATGGCACTATTCGGTCCTGGATTCATTACTGTCAACTACGGTGCGCTAATGGGACACAACTGGAACATAGGATGATCGCTAACGGTGCCTACAAGCTCCTGCAAGAGCACCTTCCTAATGTCTGTGCTGTGTTAGACGTTTAGGTCCGCCACTAACTGCCAAAGGGGGCGTTCAGGGGGCTCTTAGGGGGGTCCCTTTAATTTTTGACATAAATTTAACAAGCCTTATATCGCCAGAGGGCCTCGCAATTCCCCCCAGTACCCCCTCCTTATATACAGGGACGCACTGTTGATATCCCGAGCACTGTTTGATTGTTTCTCATCAGGACGGAGCTATTGAGAATACTAGTGGCAAGGAGTTGCGATCAAGGACGCCTATCGTATATGTAGTGGCGGTACTGTCATCATCTATAGTTACGCCTTATTGAGAATGAATCGCAATAAGCAATGAGTTAGTTAGGTACAGTGATAAGTTATTGTTATTGATTAGCGCTGAATGATAAGGTACAAGTATAGCTAGATATCAAGTGATCTGTCTGGCCACCCAATAACAGTCAAGCAGCACTGTTAAAACGCTCTCAGCCACGCCCAGAAGCCGCTATAAGGCCCCTCTAACAGTTAATAGGTATACTGAGCCCTAACGTTATGTAGAGGCACCTTACAAGCGATTACTAACTAAAAGTCACACACTGTGTTCATTGGCATTCACACTCATGCTATTTATCACTTAGGACCATTACGAGGAGGCCTATTTAGGGCTAGACAGGGGGGCCTAGGGGCTGGTATGTTAGATGAGTCGGTGGGGGAGGCGAGAGGCGCCACACACCAAGCACCTGGATAATTAAATAGTTGTGGTTCGTCACAAGACGGAACTAGCGGAGCGAGCGATCCCGCGAGTAACTATAGGTAGCAACTCTACCTGGTTACACGAACCCGTATCTTATGTTATGTGCAGAGCCACATGCACACTAAACATTAGATCATGGCAACCTGTGGTCGCTAGACCGCAACCTGTTCACAACTACTACGGAGTTTAACTATGACCAACGCCATTAACCAAACCATCAACGATTACAGCATCGACACTTTCTACTTTATGGATAACAAGGGTATTGATGGTGATCGTTCTGAGCCTCTGTATCGCTCTATCTCTTGGATTGAGGATGACAATGAAGCTCACTACTGATTACTAACACACACACACACTAACGGAGTTAACTATGTCTATCACCATCGACCGTAAGGTAGCTACTGGTCTTCTCAGTAAGGCTGCTACTGGTAATGATCTCTTGGCTGTCCTTGAGATGATTACTTCTACCTTTACTGAACCAAACACCACTGCTGTTCCCACTATGGAGGAGATTGAGTTCTGATGTATTCCTTTGATGATCTACGTGCTGCTGTGCAAGACTGCACCAGCTATGACTTAGTTCAACGCATGGGTGATGATTATGAAGAGTTCGTTCTTGTGGACCCATACGGAGATGTGGATGGTGACCCGTTCTATGAACTCAGTGATGTAGAGGACTTCATCCGTAACAACGATGATGTTGACCGTTACCTTTATGGGATGACTAAATGACTATTGACGAACTGCTTACTCAAATGGAGCTTACTGCTTTCATTGAGTCTATTCACTATAGCAACAAGCTTGAGGACATCAACGTTCCTATTGAGCGTTGTCGTGAGCTTGTCATTGGTACTTATGATGTGGAGGCTGCTTGACGTACACTATTTCACGCATGGATGATGAAGGCAACATGATTGCTCTTGAATCATTCGAGACATACAGTGAGGCTGATATGAATCTCGATTGGTACTGTGATCAGCATCCCAATGCTTATCTGGATATCGTGTCGTCTCTCAACTAATCCATTCACAATCACGAGGCTTTAACTATGACCACCGCAATGCTCGATAAAAAGTATCTGGTTCAAGGTTATCATACGCAACGCAATCGTTATGATGTGCTAGCTTATATTGCTGATAGCAAAGCTTCAGCTTACGCTAGGTGTAAAGAACTGCATCCGCAGTTTGTTATCTATAGTGTAAGCGAAGCTGCACCTGATCAGTACTGATTACTAACCATACCCACCACACTAACATGACTACCACCACTGTTGTTCCGTTTATGCTCAAGGGTGATTCACTCGTATCACACAATGCTGAGTGGATGCAATTGATCAATCGCGGGGAGAAGACTCGCACTGATATGATCATGGACGCTGGCTATGTCTATGACAATGGCAAGGCTATGTATACTCAGTACTACACTGAGCTGCTCAACGCACGAGGTGTAGTGCCTACCACCAATACGGATGTAGCTGATCAGGAGTATGATGAATTGAGCACTGAGGACAAGGATCTCTATGATGCTATCACTGACAAGCTCGGTGAGAAGTGGACTCATGAGGAGACTATTGAGTTCATGGATGAGCTTTATGACATCAATATCACAACTGCTAGTGACTTTGAGGATGCTTATGAGTATACAGACGATGACTACTCCAGCTATGCAGAGAAAGAGTTCGCTGAGTATTGGTGTGTCGAGGTTATGAATGCACAGATCCCTGACTGTGTGTATGCTGCTGTAGATTGGCAGAGCGTGTGGGATCATGACCTGAGTTATGACTTCTGCGCTATCGAGACTGCTAACGGTACCTTCTTCTTTCGTAATCACTGATGACAAATGTAACAGTCAAAGCCACATCTAATCGTGGCAAAAGTAAGATTGGCAAGTCACCTGTTGATGCTGTTATCGAGCAGGTCGTAGGTGACAGACTATTTGTGGTTTTTCCTACACTTAATCAGTGTCGGTGGATCACACAAGATGACAAGGACTTCGCTATCATTCAATGACCAACGCAATTCACGACACCGCTGTTAAGGTTGATGTCTACCCTGATGAGTTCAAACCTATCATGAAGGCAGTCAAGTATGCTCTAATGTGTGATGACTCACGCAAGGTACTAACTGGTGATGAGTGGGCTGCTCTTAGTGGGTGGCTTGATTACTTCTCTGATGTTGCACTTAACGAAGCTGTATGAAAGTAAACAGACAACGACTGTTAGAGCAGTGCATCGATGATGGTATCAAAGATGCTCTTGCTTGTCGTAAGGCTGAGTACGATGATGTACGCTTGATGGAGCATATAGCCGAGTACATCTGGTTGGCTATTGATTACTACTTTGACTTTGAGGACAACTAATGGCTAAAACTCTTACCCAAGATCAAGTCAAGATGCGTCTTGAGATGATTGACTTTGTTGCTCAAGGTGTACGTACTCAAGCAACTGCTGGGTACTATGATGCTGAGCAAGTTACATACTTGACTCAACAACTTGAGCGTGTTGCTAAGTTCCTCTGTGTTCGTAACTGATTATGTACACCACTTACAAAGGTTTGCGTGAGTACGAAGTCACACTCACAAGCGGTGTTTGGTATTTGCTAGCACCAAGTACTGAACAAGCAGCGTGGACTGCACTTGAACTGTCTAAACAACGTAACGATCAACTACTAAATGTCAAACAAACGGAAGAGTGGTAAAATGGCTAAGCGCAAGGACTTCCCCAATAACTGGCAAGAATACAAGGACGCTGACGATGACATGTTCCACTCCCATACATATGAGGAGATCATGTCTTGGAAGGTAGCAGGTTGGGAACTACCTAGTTCTGTATGCTGCATCATCCGCACGTCTGACCTTAATACTAAGAAAGTCAAGGAGTATGTTTACCAGAAGCGTAGTGCTGCTCAAGCTAAAGTAGATCAACTGATCAACACACCTGATGTAGAGTTCACGGTTGTTGATCACGAGTCCATCCATTTCCTCACCCCTACTGACTTCAACTGATGACTAACAAAACCTTTTCCCGTCGTCTTGCTCAACTCATCCAGCAAGTAGAGAATCATCCCCATCGTGATGAGATCATCAAGCTTGCACAAGAGCAGCTCATTGACGAAGCTGAATTCACGATCACGGAGAATTGATTATTGGCTACACCAGCACAGATCGACGAACAAGTAGCTTTAGAACGAGAGCAAATTAGGCAAGGACTTCAGCGCCTCAGGGATAACACTCGTAAGCTGCAAGAGCAAAGCTATGCTAGCGCTACTGTTTACGGTGTAACCTCTATTGATGCACTACTGCCTTCCCTTGTTAAGTACATCGAAGAAAGTAGTGAGTATCGCCTTAAGCGTGGTTCTGGTCACCAGTTTGATGTCATCAAGAAGTATGTATCACAACTGGAACCACTAGCTGCTGCAACTATTGCACTAAAGCTAACCTTCGATAAGGTGTTCTCCACTAAGCAAGGTAGTGATCAACTGCAGGCTGTATGCGATAGCATCGGTCATGCTGTGGAGTCAGAGTGTCAAATGCGACACTATGAGAAGACTGCACCTGGTCTACTTAATGCCCTCAAGAAGAACTACTTCCACAAGTCCATTGGTACACAGCAAAAGCTAACTGTCATCCAAACACTGATGAACAGGTGTGAGGTACCAGAATGGGAGAGCTGGGGTAGGCCTAATCGCATTAAGTTAGGTGCATGGCTGCTTGATTGCATCATGCAAACTAGTGGCTGGTTCGTAAAGGACCTGCGTCGCTTAGGTAAAGTCACTGTAACATTTGTTGCACCTACACCTGAGTTCCTTGAGATCAGGGATAAGGTCATGAGGGATGCTGAACTATTTGCACCTCTTGCATGGCCTATGCTTATCGAACCAAACGACTGGACTAACGAGCGTGCTGGCGGTTACCTACTTAATGAGGTAATGCGAGGCTATGACTTGGTTCGTAGGGGAGACTCCACCCGTCTACAGGGGGAGATACCCCTAGCCTTCCTGAACAAAATTCAGAAGGTTGCTTATCAGATCAACCCCTTCACTTATGGAGTTGCTGAGAAGTTAGGGGAGATGGAACGCTCTGTTGGTAAGTTCCTCCCTGTTGTTCATCATCCTCTGCCTGTTAAACCTGCTGACATTGAAACCAACTACGATAGCCGTAAGGATTATCGGAGAAGAGCAGCGGAGGTGTTGAACTTACAAGCACAAGAACCCAAGAAGTCATGTAGAACTCGCATGACTATGGAAGCAGCTAAGAGGTTCAAGGATAAGGATAGGTTCTTCTGTCCGTGGTCTTTTGACTACAGAGGTAGAGCTTACCCTATCCCTGCTTTTCTAACACCACAAGATACTGACTTCGGTAAGTCATTGCTGAGGTTTGCTGATGGGTCTTACATGACACCAGAAGCTGAGTCGTGGTTAGCATTTCAAGTAGCTACTTGTTATGGGTTAGATAAAGCTACCATGTCTGAGCGATTAGCTTGGGTGGAGAATAACCTCACACTCATCAGTCGTATCGCTACTGATCCAATTGGGTCTTTACCAGAATGGGAGGCTGCAGAAGAACCATGGCAATTCTTAGCAAGTTGTGATGAGTATTATCATTGCGTGATCGCAGCTGATAGACAATTCACATCACTGCCTGTTGCTGTTGATGCAACCTGTAGTGGTCTCCAGATCTTGGCTGGACTTGCACGAGATAAGTCAACTGCTAAACTGGTAAATGTGTTACCAGGTGATAAGCCTCAGGATGCCTATAAGGTAGTGGCTGAGGTTGCAATTCCATCAGTTCCAGAGCGTCTACGTCCATTCCTAGATAGGAAGAAGACCAAGCGCTGCGTTATGACTATCCCTTACAATGCAAAGCCTTACTCCAACAGGGGTTATATTAAGGAGGCTTTCTTGGATGATGGGATAGAGCTAGACAAAGAAGAGCTAACTCAAGTTGTTAAAGCTATTCGTTCAGCTATGGATGTGGTCGTACCAGGTCCCATGGCTGTTATGAAATGGATTGAGACTGAGGTAGCAGCTGCTGTTAAGCGTGGTGCAAGTCACCTAGAATGGACTACTCCGTCTGGGTTTGTTGTCTACCAGAAACTTAACAAGAAGAAGTTCCAGTCTATGGAGCTACAGCTGTTGGGTCGTTGTAAGATGAAGGTGGCCGATGGAGAAACCGAAGAGGTTGATCTTAATCACCACAAGAATGCAACTGCTCCTAACCTGATTCACAGTCTGGATGCTAGTCTTCTACACCTGAGTGCCCTGCGCTTTAATGCACCCATTGCTCTTATTCACGACTCTGTGCTTTGTCGTGCAACGGATATGTCTACCTTATCCACCATTGTACGAGAAACCTACATGCACTTGTTCGCAGAGCATGACTACCTACGAGACTTTGCCAAACACATTGGTGCAGAGTCTGACCCACCGATCATTGGTGATCTAGAACCAGAGACCGTGATCGAATCCACCTACTTCTTTTGTTAATGTCGCAACCAATTCACGTCACTCAACAGCCTGTTATTCTTGAAGGCTATCAGGCTGTACTGAAACCGTCCAAGTTTGGCTACTCACTGTCTGCTATCCTGGACTCCCAGCTCATCGAAGCATTGGAGGAGGATCGTAAAGAAACACTCAAGTGGGCAGAGTCCAAACTGAAGAACCCTAAGCGTAGTGTCCTTAAGCCTGAGCCATGGGAAGAGGTAGCTGAGGGTAAGTACAAAACTAAGTTCTCCTGGAATGAAGAGAACCGTCCTCCTGTTGTAGATAGTGAGGGTACACCTATTACCAACACTGAGCTTCCTGTCTACAGTGGTAGCAAGGTCAAGCTTGCCTTCCGACAGAAGCCCTACATCCTCAAGGATGGTGTCACGTATGGCACTAGTCTTAAGCTTGTAGGTGTGCAGGTGGTCGAGCTTAACAGTGCTGCTGGTGTTGATCGTGGTGACCTTGGAGAGACTGAGGTTGCTGCTCTGTTTGGTCAGACCAACGGATTCAAGGCTAGCTCTGTACCCGCAACAGCTACTGCTGATGTGTCCGATGACGTTGTGGAGGACGACGACTTCTGATGGCATTTCGCTCAGGACTTGAAGAGAAGGTCGCTGATCTTCTCACCAACCTGGGTGTGAAATACGAATACGAATCAACCAAGGTACCTTACGTACTGCAATGCAACTACACGCCAGACTTCCTCCTACCTAATGGTATCTACCTAGAAACCAAGGGACAATTAACGGAGGAGGATAGGCGTAAGATGAAAGCAGTTAAGGCAGCACATCCTGACCTTGACATTCGGTTCGTCTTTCAGTCACCCCACAACAAGATCTATAAAGGATCAAAGACAACGTATGCTAAGTGGTGCGAGAAGCACGGCTTTCAGTACTGTTCATTCCACTCGATACCTATTTCATGGCTGACGTAAATAAGATCAGGCAAGTTGTTGCTGCTCTGATTGATGCCTTCGATAGCACTAGCTCACCAAATGATATCATCGAAGCATTCGAGGATGAACTAGATGCCTACGAAGAACTGATCCAAAGTTACCACCAAAACTAATGCGCCCCACAAAATACGGTACTGTTGAGTACTATGAAGACATGTTTAGCGACTTACTTGCTGATGTAGATTCAAAGGATTCAACTACTACGGAGAACATTGTACAAGGGTTTTACCGAGCACTAGACTCCTGGTTTGAGTATCATGACGAGCAAGCACGAGCATATGCAGACATCAGAAAGCGAGTTCGTCAGGCACTTACCGTGTGACAGTTGTGGATCATCTGATGCAGCTAGCCTGTATTCAGATGGTCACATTTTTTGTTTCTCATGTAACGCCTACACCAAAGGTGATGGCGATGTTCACAATCACAAAATGTCCAGTAATGTTCAAATCCAAGGTTCAGCCGAGCGGCTGCAAAAGCGGAACATCTCAGAGAAAGTATGCCAACAATACAGGATTTATCGAGATGGAGACGTACTACGTTTCTATTATTTCGACGATGCTGGAGTCGTTAAAGGCTGCAAAGTAAAGACAAAGAGCAAACTATTCACTTATGAAGGCGATGTCCCAGGCACCCTCTTTGGACAGCATTTGTTTCCCGCCACTGGAAAACGAGTTGTCATTACTGAGGGGGAACTCGATGCAGCTAGCTGTCAAGAGGCTATGCCGGGGTGGCCGATGGTATCTCTACCTAGCGGTGCCGCTGCGGCCAGGAAGTCGGTTCAACGGTCTCTCCAATGGCTCCAGGGTTATGAAGAGATTGTCCTGTTCTTCGACAATGACGAGGCAGGCCGTAAGGCGACGGAGGAAGCAGCAGGGGTCCTACCACCTGGCAAGACAAAGATCGCAAGACTTGAGGATTACAAGGATGCGTCAGACGCTCTCCAGGTCAATGACACTGAAGCGATTCGTCGCGCTATCTGGGATGCTAAACCGTATAGGCCGGATGGAATTGTAGATGGCAAGTCCCTACTTGAGCTTGTAACTACACCAAATCCACCACATGACCACGAGTATCCGTTCCACGGTATCCAACGAAAGTTACACGGCATCCGATACGGAGAACTTGTTACAATTACTGCAGGATCTGGTATCGGCAAGTCCTCATTCTGCAGGGAGCTTGCCTGTGATCTTCTACAAAGGGGAGAGCGGGTCGGTTACTTGGCTCTTGAGGAATCGAACAGACGAACTGCACTTGGACTGATGTCCGCTGCAGTTGGTAAATCATTACACATTGGAGACCATGACAGAGCTGCCCTCACCGAAGCTTATAATCACAGTATTGCTAAGTGGAACCTGTTTCTTTTTGATGGCTTCGGTTCTTTCGACCCAGACGTTATCTATAACCGAATTGAATACCTTGCTTGCGGGCTAGATACTAAGGTCATCTTCCTTGATCACCTATCCATCCTTATGTCTGGACTGGAGGGTGATGAGAGACGGATGATTGATGTTACAATGACCAAGCTGCGTTCTCTTGTAGAGCGTACTGGCATTGCTATGTTCCTTGTATCACACCTACGACGTACATCTAATGACACAAACCATGAAGAAGGTGCACGAGTCACACTTGGACAGCTTCGAGGTTCGGCAGCTATTGCTCAATTGTCAGATGGAGTTATTGCGCTTGAACGGAACCAGCAAGCGGATCGAGGAGGCTCTTCAACGACTGTGCGAATCCTCAAAAACCGTTATAGTGGGGAAGTAGGTGTAGCTTGTCAGCTTACCTACGACCTCGACACTTGTAAATTTACTGAGACTGAAGCTGATGACTTCGACCCAACAACCGACTTCTAAAGTAAAGCGCCCTAACCCTCCCACGCCTGATGCAGTAAAGCGAGCACAGTTTGTTGATAAGACCTACAAGTGGACTGGTAAGTGAACCTTATCTTTGACTTAGAGACTGACGGTCTATACGATGATTGCACCAAGGTTCACTGTATCGGTATCTATGATCTCGACGCTAAACAAACGCTTGTCTTCAATGATGAAGGTACTGAGCAACCTATTACAAAAGGTGTCCAGTTACTCGAAGACGCCTGTTGCCTTATTGGTCATAATATTATCGGTTATGATATTCCTGTGCTCCGTAAGCTCTATCCTTGGTTTACCCCCAATTGTAGGGTTGTGGATACTTTGGTACTTAGTCGTGTTTATCACGCTGACATGCTGAAGACCGATCAGAAGCGTAGGTGGAAGAATATGCCACCACAGCTTCAAGGACGCCACTCACTGGAATCCTATGGCTACAGGTTAGGTGAATACAAGGGTGAGTTTGGTAAGGATACCGACTGGAAGAGCTGGTCACAAGAGATGCAAGATTATTGTTTACAAGACGTACAAGTAACACAGAAGTTATGGCAACACTTCCTCCCATACCTGACTTCATCCAACTAGAGCATGACGTTGCAACAATCCTCACCCAGCAAGAGATACATGGGTGGTACTTTGATGAGCCTGCTGCATGGGAACTTGAATCGTCTCTCAGACGAGAGCTTGAAACTCTTACTCAGTTACTACGCAACAGGTACCCTCTCATTAAAGACAGAGAGTTTACTCCTAAGAGAGTTAACCGAACCACAGGATACGTCGCAGGTGCTCCTCTCACTAAACTAAAGGAGTTCAACCCTGGTAGCCGTGACCACATTGCATGGGTCATGAAGAATCACCATGGTTGGGTGCCCGATAAAGAGACAGCAAGTGGCAAGACTGCCATTGATGAAACTGTACTCAAAGACATCGGCACAGAGGAGGCACTGCAGTTCTTCCGTTGCCTAGAGTTAACTAAGCAGTTAGGTATGTTGTCTGAGGGCAAGAATGCTTGGCTCAAGTTGATCAGAGGTAACCGCATCCATCACCACTGTTCAGTATCAACTAACACGCACAGATGTGCACACCGTAATCCAAACCTTGCCCAGGTGCCGAGTGATCTTAACTTTAGAAAGCTATTCACTGCTAGTCCTGGCTATGTCATGGTTGGTGCTGATCTCGCAGGGATTGAGCTTAGAATGCTCGCACACTACCTTGCTAGATATGATGGAGGCCGCTACGGAGACGTACTTCTCAACGGTGACATACACCAAGAGAATGCCGATAAGATAGGCATCTCAAGGCGCCTAGTAAAGACTGTTACCTATGCGTTTCTGTATGGGGCAGGTGATCAAAAGATAGGACTGAGTTATGACCAAAGTCTTTCCCCGGACAAGGCAAAAGCAAAAGGGGCTGAAATACGAAGTGCTTATGTTGCTGCCATTGACGGCCTGGATAGTCTTCTTACCGCTGTTCGTCAGGCAGGTGAGCGAGGCTTTATCAAGTCAATAGATGGACGTAAGATCGCAGTAGACAGTCCACATAAGGCGCTCAACTACTTGCTCCAGTCAGGAGCTGGTGTTGTTGCCAAGCGGTGGATGGTAATCGCTAATCAAAACTTTCCAACCATAGACAATGACTACTTATTCCACACTCATCAACTAGCATTTATCCACGACGAACTTCAGTGGGAATGCCTGCCAATCTACTCAGATGATCTAAAGAATCACTTGGAGATGTGCGCAGCGTTAGCTGGTGAATACTACAACCTCCGAATCCCTATTGCTGCCGAAGGGAAGATCGGGTCCACCTGGGCAGATGTACACTAATTATGGCTGTTAAATCAAAGACTGCACTTGGTCGAGTTGAGTTCAAATCTCGTGCTAAGTTCAAACATACTCGTCAAGGGCAAGGCACCCGTTCCCTACCAAACCATGGACGTAAACAACGTCGAGGACAAGGTAAATGAGTACATTAAAGACTACTGTAACCTTCTCATGCCACTCTGAGTGCAGCGGACTTGAGAATTACCCAACGTCTAACACTATGTCCATTGCTTTTGATGGTACGGAATGTAACGTTTATACCTATGTTGAGCAGTTTCGGTGTTTTCTGAGAGGCTGTGGGTTCGCTGAGAGTAACGTTAAAGACGCTCTGGGAGAGATTTAATGAGCCTTCTCATTGACGCTGACTTTATCGTCTACAAATGTTGTGCAGGAGCTGAAACAGAGATTGATTTTGGAGAAGACCTCATCGTTGTTACCTCCAACTTCAAAGAAGCATACGAGTATGTCGAGCGAGAGTTATACAACATCGCAACTGACCTTGGATGCTTTGACGATTCTATTCTGTTCTTTTCTGATTCTGTCAACTTTCGTAAATCTATTGACCCAGCGTATAAAGGACATCGAAATCGAAAGAAGCCGTGCGGCTACAAAAGGGTCATCAACAAACTCAAGGAAGAGTATCCAGTTGTTGTGATGCCTACACTAGAGGCTGATGATGCGCTTGGCATTTACGCTACTAAAGAGCCAGGACACATCATTTGTAGCCCTGACAAGGACATGCGGCAGATCCCTGGGGACCTCTATGACCTCACTGATGGAGTGACCACTGTAGAGCCTGAGGAGGGCCGTAGATGGCACCTCATCCAAACACTTGCTGGAGACCAAACAGATGGTTACGCTGGTGTTCCTGGTATTGGTATCAAGCGTGCTGTTGCTTTGTTTGAGAAGGAAGGATATACATGGGACACAGTAGTAAAGGCATTCGCTGAGAAGGATCTTGGAGAAGATGTAGCTCTTATGAATGCACGCCTTGCTAAGATTCTACAATGTGATGACTATGATTTCACCAATCAAGAACCAAGACTTTGGTCTCCCAGCTCCAGTACTGGAACTAACGATGGAGCAGCAGTTCAAACTCAAACAGATTGAGAATGCGCTGCGTGATCCTGAGACAAAGCTAGAAGATGTAATCACTATCTTCATGGCTTTACAACGCCAAAACTTTACTCTCTGCAACACAGTATCCAATCTAGTCAAGAAATGGCCGACTCAAATTCCACAGGTCCCAACTACTACAAGCGGGGATCAATTCAAGTTTGGGATTTCATCCGAGATCAAGGACTGAACTTCCACCTTGGCAATGCCATTAAATACATCTGCCGTGCTGGCTACAAAGACAGCAAAGTAGAAGATCTTAAAAAAGCAATCCACTATCTTCAAAATGAGCTTGAAAGCGAAGTCATTCATCAGCGTCCAATCAAAGGAGTTCAGGAAAAGTTTCCAGGTCAAGAACAGTACGAGTCCAGCTTCACGGACTATGCAGCGGACTTTGATCGTTGAGGAGTTCAAAGAGTTCCTTGACGCTGAGAACCAGCTGCTACTGGGCTTCACCATTAACGCCACTGATTGCCTGAAAGAGTTAGCTGATCTCGTATACGTCTGCTATCAATATGCAGAGAACCTTGGTTGGGATCTTGATGAAGCTCTCAACCGTGTCCACCGAAGCAATATGAGTAAGCTTGGGGAGGACGGAGAACCTGTTTACCGAGAGGATGGTAAAGTCCTCAAGGGTCCTAACTATCAACCACCAAACCTTAGTGATCTTGTCTAGTATGTCCACTGACCTTATTGCCCGTACTGGGCGCGTTCAATCTTGGATTGATGATCCCACCTCACGACTTCCTGTGTCGTGCACCGTATTCGTAGTAGAGGACACCATGGAGGGTCCCAATGGAATCGAAGCATCTTGGCGATTTGTTTCGCACGCTCTGCGCTATGGAGCGGGAGTTGCAGTCCATCTATCTAAACTCCGGCCACGAGGAGAGGAGAATGATAAAGGCTTGGTTGCATCAGGCCCCGTATCTTTTGCCAAGATCTACTCAACACTGAACGAGATCCTTCGACGTGGGGGTGTGTACAAGAATGGCGCTGTGGTTCTCCACTTGGACCTTAACCACCCTGACGTGCTTGAGTTTATTACTGCTTCTAGGGCTGAGCTTCCTTGGGTTAAGCGTTGCGTTAACATTAACAAGCATTGGTGGGAAACTACTGCACCTGAAATCAAAGAAGCTCTCCTTGATGGCATCCGAAAAGGTGACATCTGGCTCAACAAAACAAAGGTAGACAAAAATGGAAATCGAATCAGGGGTAACGTATGCTTGGAAGTATACCTGCCCTCACGGGGCACCTGTTTACTTCAACATGTCAACCTCGGCGGATGTGAACTCAATGACATTCAAGGTGCGTTCGTTCACGGAATGTCCGAACTGTGCTCACTTCACGGAAAAACAAATGTTGGAGAAAGCGGGGAATATCTGCCTTCAAGCACAGATCGCCAAGTCGGTCTCGGATTGCTGGGACTCGCCAACCTTCTGAGGCGTTATGGTATCACTTATGAAGTGTTTGGTAAAGCACTGAAGGATATCAACGATGGGCAGATGGCACAGACACCTGCTCATATCCTTGCAGCTGAGATCAATGCTGGTGTCACTGCAGCAGCACATACCGCCCGTATCAACAAGATGGACCGGGCTTTTGCTATTGCACCTACGGCATCTTGCAGCTATCGCTATAAGGACCTGGATGGGTATACTACCTGTCCTGAGATCGCTCCTCCTATTGCCCGTCAAGTAGACCGTGATAGCGGTACCTTTGGCGTCCAGAGCTTTGACTATGGTGATGTAGAGATCGCCTCTGAAGTTGGCTGGGAGAACTACAAGCGAGTCGCGGATGAGATTATCCGTATGCTCGATAAGACGGGTCTTCTTCATGGTTACTCATTCAATAGCTGGTCTGATATGATCACCTATGATGAGCAATTTATTGAGGAGTGGCTGGATAGCCCCCAAACATCTCTTTACTACTCACTCCAAGTGATGGGAGACGTTCAGGACAAATCCAGCGCATATGCAGCACTGGATGAAGCTGAAGTCGATGATTACCTGGAGTCTATTCTAAACGATCCTGCTCCTGATTGTAATTGCGGCGAATGAACCCTTATCAAAAACTACAACAACGTAAGCGTACCTGGACTCCTGTTCAAACAACTGCTGGAACTATTCGTGATGGTGCCGAAGAAACGATCTACCGTGCGCTCGCTATGCGACACATGGAACTCCCCGTTGGTAGCTTCATTCAAGATGCCCTTGGTGAAATTCCAAGCCTATCGGCAGACCTGCTCCGATCTAATGTCAAAGACGAAGAAAACCACGACCTGGCTCTCGGTTACATCGCCAATGATTTGGGTGTTGACGAAACTGCTGAAGCCGAAGCAAAGCGACTCAGAGATGCGTGGACGGCGCATCCTGATCACACAGTCCTTAAAGCACTGGTTGCCGAGCGTGCAATCTTCTTCGTACTACTCCCCTTCTTCCGCTTTAATGGTGACGCTGGTCTCAGGACCGTATCCGCTGACATCAGTCGAGACGAGCAAGTCCATGTAGCAGCCAACAGTCTTGTGTGTAAGGAGATGGGGTTGGAAATCAGCCCATCTCTTGACAAGCTACGTAAGGCGACTATCAATTGGGTTATGACACCTTTGAAAGCGTCTACTAACAAATATCTGGACAAAAAATTTTGGCTGGATGCAAGTGATCGCTTGATGTATGAAGGAAAGGCTCCAGAGCTTTCTGATACAAAGCGTGCACGTATGCCAGCGTTCTTTGAACACGCTAATCCAAATCTACCACAATATGCCTAAACCTCCATCTAAGGAGGTTGATGCTAGATACAAAGACAATCTCAAGCGACGGTACAATTTGGAAGTCGATGAATACATACAAATGTGCGAGGAGCAAGGTGGATTATGCGCAATATGCCGCAAATTCACTCCTCGATTATGTGTTGATCACTCACATGATACTGGAGAAAACCGAGGACTACTTTGTCATAAATGTAATGTCGGTTTAGGTCACTTCAACGATAGTATTCAACTACTTGCAGATGCAATCTCCTACTTATCTAAATATGCTTGAGACACATGGTCTCCAGCTTACCTCTCTTCTAACACAACTAGAAGAGAACTTCCCACCACTCAATCCCCACCCGGATGACTCACACTCATTAAT